GATCCTACGTCGAGCGATTATTATAAAGAAATCGACTCTCGTATGCGTAGAGAAATGCCTCAAAGGTTTAAGGAAAAACGGTCCAACGCTCAGACTGTTGCTCCCACGTCCAATGGACGGTCTATAAAATCAGGGCGGAAAAAATCGGTTGAGTTATCACCGGGTCAAGTTGCTTTTGCGAAAAAAATGAGAATACCACTCGAAAAATATGCGCAAGAAGTAGCAAAACTAAACAAACGGAGTGAATAATCATGGTAAATGATCAAAATAGGAAGTCACGCGATGCAAATACGCGGGAACACTCAGAACGTGTTCAAGAATGGCGTCCGGGTTCAGCTTTGGAAGCTCCAGAGCCACCTATCGGTTATAAGCACCGCTGGATACGTGAATCTGTAATGGAATTCGACGATAAAACTAACGTACATAAAAAACGGCAAGAAGGTTGGGACCTCGTTCGCGCTGAGGAATATACCGATTATTATGGCCCTGTTGTAGACGAAGGAAGAAACGCTGGCATCATTGGTGTTGGTGGTCTTGTTCTCGCAAGAATCCCCGTCGAAGTAGCAGAGCAGCGGAGTAAGCACTATCAAGGTGTATCACAAAATCAAATGGATGCAGTGGATCGTGATTGGATGCGTGAAAACAATCCAGCCATGCCTAAGCTAAATCCGCAACGTAAATCATCCGTTTCCTTTGGTCAAAAAGGACGCGGAAACTCTGAAGGAGAGTAAAGATGTCTAATCAAGACGCTGCTTTCGGCCTTCGCCCTCTTAGAACTTCCACAAGTTCACAAAGACAAAATCGTTATCGTATTGCTTCTGGCTACAACACAAGTATTTTCCAAGGTGACTTAGTTATAGTCGCTACTAATGGAACAATTACTCGTGCGCCAGCAGGTGCTACTAATCTGATTTTGGGCGTATTTAATGGCTGTTCATATGTAAACGCTAGTGGTGAAATAACATATTCTAACTACTGGCCTGCAAACGCAACTGGGACAGATATTTTCGCAAATGTCATTGATGACCCAAGTGCAACTTTCGAAATTCAAGCAGATGCAGCTATGCCTGTAACTGACTTGTTCGGAAACTTTGACATCGTTGATGCAACGGCAGGAAGTACCGTAAGTGGTAATTCTCGCACTGAGCTAGATGTTACTACAGGTGCGACGACTGCTGGTCTTCCACTTAAAGCTATTGATATTTCTCAAGACCCTGAGAATAGCGATACTGCCACCGCGAACACTAATGTGATCGTAAAAATCAACAACCACCTGTTCAGTGCTGGCACTGCGGGTCTAGCATAAGGAGTCTGTGTAATGGCTATTTCACGTTCCCAGCTCGTCAAAGAGCTAGAACCGGGCCTCAACGCTCTGTTCGGTATGGAGTATGATCGCTATGAGGGCGAACATGCTGAAATCTTCGATACTGAATCTTCAGACCGTGCGTTTGAAGAAGAAGTAATGCTTGTAGGATTTGGGAATGCTCCCACAAAATCCGAAGGCGCAGGAGTCGATTTTGATAATGCAAATGAAGCATATACTGCTCGTTATTCACACGAAACAGTTGCGCTTGCATTCGCATTGACTGAAGAGGCAATCGAAGACAACTTGTATGATCGCTTAGGCGCTCGTTATACAAAAGCACTTGCGCGCTCAATGGCGCACACTAAGCAAGTCAAAGCTGCGTCTGTATTAAACAATGCGTTTAATGCTGCTTTCTCAGGTGGTGACGGTGTTGAGCTTTGTTCAACAGCACATCCACTATCAGGCGGCGGAACTTTCCGCAACGAACCATCAACTGCTGCAGACCTTAACGAAACTTCGTTAGAAAATGCTTTAATTGATATTTCAACGTTTGTAGACGAACGCAACATGATTATTGCTCTTCGCGGAGCAAAAATGGTTATTCCACCACAACTGCAATTCGTTGCAGATCGCTTGTTGGAATCAACTTTACGTGTTGGCACAGCAGACAATGATATTAACGCGGTAAAGAACATGGGTATGCTTCCAGAAGGTTACACTGTGAACCATTTCTTGACAGACCCAGATGCGTTTTTCATTAAAACTGATGCACCTAACGGATTTAAGCACTTTGAGCGTTCGCCTATGCGCACGAACATGGAAGCTGACTTCGATACAGGTAACATGCGTTTCAAAGCGCGTGAGCGTTACAGCTTTGGCTATTCTGACCCACGTTGTGTATTCGGTTCTCCGGGCGCATAATTTAAGTCTTTTAGTTTTGATAGGGGTGACTTCGGTTGCCCCTTTCTTTTTGTAAAATACTGTGTATTATAATGTTATCCCTGACAGTGGCATTCCGCTACTGACTTAACCCAGACAGGAGATTAACATGGGTAATACTACTTTTTCAGGCCCGATAAAGGCTGGAACCATTAAAAATACTACAGGAACAACTCTTGGTTCTGACGTTGCAAACGTTGGTCAAGTTGTTATGGCGCAAACATTTTCAGCAGATTTATCTGGTGGTGCTTTAGCGGCAGTTGTAACTGACGTTGTAATACCAGCAAATTCACAAATTATTGATTGTGTGATTGATGTAATTACCGCAGCAAGCGGAGCTACTAATTTAAGCGTAGGAGATACCGTAGGTGGCGCGGCTACCGTCTTAAACACATACGGTATTGGCACAGATGCAGGTCGTAAATATCCTACAACTCAAGCTGGCGCGGCTTTAGCTTGGCAAGACACAGGCACAGCAGATATTCGACTTACTGTTACTGCTTCTGCTGCTACAAACGCAGGTTTAGTTCGTGTTACAATTACATACGCGCAAAACAACAACTTAGCGTAATAGGAGCTTAAAATGGCAGGTCCAGTAACCGCATATAATGTTGACCAAGGTGATGCAGCGGCTCTTTATGGGCCAGCTAGGTCTAGGCTTAGAACTGTAAACATTTACGCTGAGACTGCGGGTTCTTTCACTCTTACGAATGGAAATGGCGGAGCTACAATGGTAGTTCAAAAGTTTCCAGTAGGAATGAATGAGCTTTACATACCAGATGACGGTATAATTTTCTCAAATGGCGTTTATGTGTCTGCTTTCACAGGCGCAAACAACGAATTAACAGTATTTTTGTCATAAATTTAAAAAATGGCAGGAGAATTAATCTTTCTCCTGTCGATTCCTCAATAACAATTTTTTACCAATAGGTGAGACATGCCTCGTAAGAAAGAAAATACTATAAGAAAAACCACTGGCAAAGGCGGTAATTATCGCAAAACAAAAGCTGGTGCAGGTATGACTAAAAAAGGTGTTGCCGCTTATCGTAAGAAAAATCCCGGCTCTAAACTTAAAACTGCCGTTACTGGCAAGGTTAAAAAGGGTAGTGCCGCCTCTAAACGCCGTAAATCTTATTGCGCACGTTCAGCAGGACAAATGAAACAATTTCCAAAAGCTGCAAAAGACCCAAATAGTCGATTGAGACAAGCTAGAAAAAGGTGGAAGTGCTAAATGGCTATGAGCCGTTCACAGATGGGGCAACAAGTTACTAAACCGCCCATGAAAAGGAAAAAGAATGCCAAAAGACGCGTGCTACAAAAAGGTAAAAGCAAGGTACAAGGTGTTTCCAAGCGCATACGCAAGCGGAGCAATCGCTAAGTGTAGAAAAAAAGGCGCTAAAAACTGGGGAAACAGCAAGAAAAAGCCTGTTAAGAAGGCTATGGGTGGCGTTATTGAGCCATCTAATGATTTTCGCAAACGTCCAGTGCGTCGAATGGTAAAAGGCGGTGCTGTAGCAAATGGTTGTGGCAAGGTGATGTCTAATCGCCGAAAAGTGACAAAGAAAAGCTGATGGCTGTTAGAAAAACAAAAAAAGGTGCTGCTTTAAAGCGTTGGTTTAAAGAAGACTGGAAAGATGTTAAAACAGGTAAGCCTTGTGGTCGTAAAAAAGGTGAAAAACGCGCAACTCCTTACTGTCGCCCAAGCAAACGCGTAAGTTCTAAGACACCAAAAACAAAATCAGAGATGACAGCGAGTGAAAAGCGTAGTAGAGTAGCCCAAAAGAAGCGTATTGGTCAACCTGCGGGTAAGCCTCGTAGAGTAAAGGCTCTAAAAAGGAAAAAGAAATGACTGTATCAGGCTCTAAAGACTTTGAATTGGACGTAGCAGACTATATTGAAGAAGCTTTTGAGCGATGTGGCTTAGAAGTTCGTACTGGATATGATTTAAAGACTGCGAAACGCTCTATGAACCTAATGTTTGCTGATTGGGCAAATAGAGGCTTAAATCAATGGACTATAGCGCAGAAAAACTTCACTGTTACTCAAGGGGATGGTAATGAGCCTCTTGGAACTGATGTAATTGACATATTATCCCTAGTTATACGTCGAGATGGTACAGATTATGCCTTAAACCGCATAAGTAGAGACGAATACTTAAATATTCCAACAAAATCTACAGTTGCAAGACCAACACAGTTTTTTGTTGATAGACAGATAAATCCAGTCCTTCAAATGTGGCCTTTGCCTGATAATAACACTGATGTAGTGTATTATGACGCTTTAGTACGCATGGATGACGCTGATACTTACACTAATACAGCGCAAGTTCCCTTCCGTTTTTACCCTGCTTTAGCCGCTGGATTGGCCTATTATATCTCTATGAAACGCGCCCCAGATCGCTCACAAATGCTAAAATCGGTATATGAAGAAGAATTAAACCGCGCAATGGACGAAGATAGAGATAGAGCGTCCTTCCGTGTGGCTCCAGATTTAAGGAGCTATGGCTATGTCTAAATATGCCACTGGAAAATGGGCATATGGTATATCTGACCGTTCTGGCTTCCGTTATCGCTTGCGAGACATGCGAAAAGAGTGGAATGGCTTGCTAGTTGGCAAGGATGAATGGGAAGCAAAGCAACCTCAATTAGAGCCATTACGAGCTACTCCAGACCCACAAGCGTTGCGAAATCCGCGTCCTGAACAGAACGTTCCGCAACAAGACAATATACAATGGGGATGGAATCCAGTAGGAATGACATACAATGAGGGTTTAACCCCTAATAATTTAGTTGCTACTGGTTCAGTAGGTGGAGTTACGGTGACAATATCATGAGTTTTACATACGCAGAAATGAAAACAGCAATTCAAGACTACACTGAGAACACAGAAACAACTTTTGTGAATAATATCAATGTATTTATTAAGAATGCAGAAGAACGTATTCTAAAAATAGCTCAATTAGAGGTTTTTAGAAAAAATAAGACAGGAAATCTAACAGCATACGCTACAGATGCAAATAACGCTCAATATCTTGCCTTGCCAAGTGATTATTTGGCTCCATTTAGTCTTTCTTACACAGCCAACAATTCAAAAGAATTTGTTATGTTTAAAGATGTAAACTTTGTTCAGTCTTTTAATCCTGATAAATCTACAACTGGTGGGCCTCGTTATTATGCTCAATTCGACATAAATAACTTTATATTAGCTCCCAGCCCAGATCAGGCATATGAAGTAGAGTTACATTACTTCTATAGACCTCCAAGTTTAACTTCTGTAGGTGATAACAATACTACATGGTTAAGTACAAACGCTTCTGTGGCTTTATTGTATGGAACTCTTATCGAAGCTTATACATTTATGAAGGGTGAAGGAGATTTGGTTGCAAACTATACTCAGCGGTTTACTGAAGCTATGTCTAGGGTCAAAAACTTTGGTGAATCTCAAGAAGTTACTGATGCTTATCGCACTGGATTAATTATGAGAGAAAAGACATGACAAAACAAAAAAATAATTATAATATAACAACATTAGATTCATAAGGAGATTGTGATATGGCCTTTTCAGGTAACTTTATGTGTACCAGCTTTAAGAAAGAACTTCTTGAAGGTGTGCATAACTTTTTAAATAGTGGTGGAGACACCTTTAAAATAGCACTATATACAAATAGTGCTTCTTTTACTGCTGCAACTACAGCTTATACTACAACTAACGAAGTCACAGGCACCAACTATACGGCAGGTGGAAATACTTTAACTCGTGTTGATCCAGCAAGTTCAGGAACTACTGCGTTTACTGATTTTGCAGATACAACATGGGCTTCATCTACTATAACTGCTCGTGGTGCTATAATTTACAATGATACCGCAGCAGGAAATCCAGCAGTTGTGATCTTGGACTTTGGTAGTGATAAAACATCTACAAACGGTGATTTTAAAGTTGTATTCCCAGCAGCAGACGCAAGTAACGCAATTATCCGCATCGCATAAGGAGTAACATCCTATGGCAGTAATAACAGGATGGGGGCGTGGCTCGTGGTCTGAAATGGCTTGGGGTTCAGCTATTCCTGTTACTGCTTCAGGTGTTTCAGGTGCAGGTTCGGTTGGATCAGTAAGTGCTTCTGGTGCTTCAGATGTGCCATCAAATGGATTACAAGCGAATGCTTCAGTTACATCTGTTTCTGTTATTGCAGAAGCAAATGTTTCTCCAAATGGTCTAACCTCTACAGGTCAAGTTGGTGTTGTTTCGACATCAACTGCGGTAGGTGTTGATGTAACAGGTCTAACCTCAACAGGCGGAATAGGGTCTGTTTCTGTAGCTGAGGGTGTTGGCCTCAACGTATTAGTTACTGGCGCTTCTTCTACAGGAGAAATAGGTTCTGTTTCTGTTGTTGCAAAAGCTGTTAGTAATGCTACTGGAGTTCTTGGTACAGGCTCTGTAGGTACTGTTACTGTAGTTGAGGCGACTGGTGCTAACGTATCAGTTACTGGCGTTTCCTCCGCAGGATTATCTGGATCAACAACTGTAAACGCAAATGCAGATATTAATGCAACAGGTGTATCAGCAGTAAGCGGAATAGGTACCGTTACTGTAATTGAAGCGACTGGTGTCAACGTATTAGTTACTGGAATTTCTTCTACAGGATTATCTGGATCAACAACCGTTATTGCAGATGCAAATATTAATGTTACAGGAGCATCTGCAACAGGTGTAATAGGTTCTGTTGCTGTAACTGAAGGTGTTTCTATAAACGTTACTGGAGTATCTTCTTCAGGTAATATTGGAACAGTCTTTATAATTGGTAATTCCAATGTTCCAGCAAATGGATTACAGGCAAATGCTTCAGTTTCACCTGTATTAGTAAACGCAGATGCAAATATTAATGTAACAGGTGTATCTGCAACAGGTTTAATAAGTTCCGTTTCTGTTACTGAAGGTGTTGGCGTAAATGTATCCGTCACTGGCATTGGAGCTACAGGGCAAGTAGGTTCTGTTTCTGTTATTTCAAAAGCAAATATTAATGTAACAGGTGTATCTGCAACGGGTCAAGTCGGTACGGCTGGGGTACAAGAAGGTGCAAATGCGCCTGTCGTTGGTGTATCTGGAACAGGAGTGGTTAACTCTGTAACGACCTCTATGGGAACAAGTTTTTCTGTCATTGGTGTATTTGCAACAGGAACGGTTGACTCTGTTACTGTAACTGAAGGTATCTCTGTTAACGTTACTGGAGTATCTTCTTTAGGTTCTATTGGCTCAGTAAGTATTATTGCTGAAGCCAATGTCCCAACAGTTGGATTGCAAGCGAATGCTTCAGTTACATCTGTATTAGTAAATGCAGATGCAAATGTTAACGTAACAGGAGTATCATCAACAGGCGGAATAGGTTCTGTTTCTGTTGTTGAAGGTGTTGGGGTCAACGTACCTGTTACGGGTTTGTCCACAAATGGACTGATTGGTTCTGTATTAGTAAATGCAGATGCAAATGTTAATGTAACAGGTGTATCATCAACGGGTCAAGTCGGTACGGCTGGGGTACAAGAAGGTATTGGTGTCAACGTGCCTGTTACAGGTGTATCTGCAACAGGCGGATTAGGTTCCGTTACTGTAAAAGAAGGTGTAAATGCTTTTGTCACTGGAGTATCTGCAACAGGCGGATTAGGTTCCGTTACTGTAAAAGAAGGTGTAAATGCTTTTGTCACTGGAGTATCTTGCACAAGTAACATTGGAATAGTTTCTATAATTGGTAATTCTAATGTACCTTCTGTAGGGCTTTCTTCAAGTGGGCTTATTGGTTCTGTTTTAGTAGCTGCAAATTCTAATTCCTCAGTTACTGGCGTTTTAGCTACAGGTGCAGTTAATTCTGTAACTGTAAAAGAAGGTACTTCTGCTTTTGTTACTGGAGCATCTTGCACAGGTAATATTGGAACAGTTTCTATAATTGGTAATGCCATTGTTCCTT